AACCTTGACCAGCGTTAAAATCTACTGAAAGTAGTTTTGAACCTGATTGACCAAGTTGCTCATAGAAATCTGGTCCAGCTAAGAACCATCTTCCTTCTTCTGGAACATTTTGTTCATCAAGTTTTCTAGCCATTCTAGCCATAAGGTCTAGAGCATCCACACCTGTTCCATCTGAACCTAATAGGTCAACAGAGTTTGTTGCATGAGACATAGTTGCATCAGCAGTAGCTGAGTCAGAACCTATAATCATGTCAGGTGAACTCGCTGATAATCCAGCGAACATTTTAGCAATAACAGCAGCATCATATGAATCTTTCAATGCATATGCAGCACTTGAAGAAGCAACTTCTTTAAAGTTGACATGTGACATATTAGTTTCAATATCATCTACGATGAATTTGAAAGCTTTAGCACTATCAACAACAAGAGTTAATTCTTGGTCTGTTAGTCTAGTTTCAGTTGTGTCGCTATTTCTTGTGTAATCTGACACAGAAATAACTGGTTCTTTTATAATCTTTACTGAATCTCCGAAAGCAGATATTTCACC